TGCGGCGATGCCGACCTTGCCGGACGCAAACCAGACCATCCGCCAGGCGGTGCTGGAGGTGCCTGATTTGCCGGATGTGCCGCCTCGGCAGGCTGCGGCGGGGGCGGGTTCGCCGGATGCGGGGGGTGGCTTGGTGGTGCATTACGCGCCGGTGCTGACGATTCACGCCAGCGGCGCAGCCCCTGGGGCGGTGCGCCAGGAGGCAGAAAAGGCGCTGGCCATGAGCCTGGTCGAATTTGAAAAGATGATGCGGCGCTATGAGGCCGAAAAGGGCCGGAGGGCGGTGAAATGAGTGGCCATGTGTATGCGGTGCTGGGCGAGACCGAACTGGAAATCATTGCATGGCTAAGCGGCCTGGATATGCGCTTTTCTGCCAACTACGCCGAGCAGCCACTGATTGGCCGCAAGGGGCTGTTGCAGCACACGGGCTTTACGCCGGACGAGCTGAAGATGCGGGTGCTCCTTCATGCGCAGTGGTGCAACCCGGCGACCGAGGTGGCCAAGCTCAAACGCTTGCTCGATGAGGCCGAGCCGGTGGCCTTCGTGCTCGGGTCGGGCGAATACCGTGGTGTCTTCGTGCTCAACGAGCTGGAGGTGGTATCGACCCAGACCGACGGCAGCGGCGTGGCTATAGCCTTCGAGGCCAATGCCAGCTTGCGCGAATATGTTGGCGACCCGGCATTACCCGCAGCGCCGGGCGTAATAGCTCAAGGCTACCGGATACCGGTCGGGGCCGCGCTGCCCTTCGGGCCAGCCAGCGGTGGGCCAAGTGGGCCGTTTTCTGGGGCGGTGGCAGCGCTGCGCGATGCGCTGTCGGCGGTGGGTCAAGTGGGGCAGGCGGTGTCGCAGGTGCATTCGCTGGTGGCGCTGGCGCAGGCCAGCCCGCTGGCGGCCACCTCGGTGCTGGCGAGCCGCTCGGACGGCCTGCGCCAAGCGGCGCAGGCACTGCCGGTGGCAGCGTTCGATGCCCTGGCGGGCGTAGCTGGCGTGGCCACCGATGCGGCCCAGGTGGCCACGGCGTTCCGGGGGGCGCAGTTTGCGCTACAAGAATCGGCAGATTTAATCGGCGGCAGCGACCCGCTGGCAGCGCTGGGCGCAGCGGCTGGGCGGGCGCAGCAGGCGGTTTGGTTCTGCGACCGGGCGAAGGCGGGGCTGTCGAGGCTGGCGCTGCGCACCACCGTGCGCGGCACTGCCGACTGGGATCAAGGGCAGGTGGTGGCATGAGCACGAATCCGACGCACCTGACGCACCTGACGCAAGCAGGCGAGCGCTGGGACTTACTGGCCTGGCATTACTACCGCGACGTGCGCCAGATGGCGCGGCTGATCGAAGCCAACCCGCATGCGCCCGCCACGCCGGTGCTGCCATCCGGGCTGCGCCTGATGGTGCCCTTACTCGCGCCGAGTGTCGCAAATAATCCGCACGGGGTGCCACCGTGGCGGCGCTGATGCAGGCCAGCGCCACACCCGATCGGCTACGCGCTGCCGCCCCGGCAGTGCAGATCGTGTACAACGGGCGCGACATCACTGCCGACATCACGCCGCACCTGTCGCGCTTTACTTTTGTTGATCGCCTCGATGGCGAGGCCGATGGCCTCGACATCGAGCTGGCGCAGACCAATCACAGCCTAGCGCACTGGCTCGCTGGCTGGTATCCCGAGCAAGCCGTCGAGCTGGTGGCGCATTTTGGCTATATGGGCAAGCCGCTGGTGCTGGCTGGGCGCTTTGAAGTCGATGAAATCGAAGTCGAGGCCCCACCGCTGGCGGTACGCATCCGGGCGCTGGCCACCGGCATCAGCCGCAGTGTGCGCACCCGCCAGGGCCGGGCCTACGAAAATACCACACTGGCGGCAGTGGTGGATCAGGTGGCCCGGCGTATAGGGGCCGTGCGCAAAGGCGTGCTGGGCGAGGTCGCGCTCGACCGCGTCACCCAGTATCAAGAGAGTGACTGGCAGTTTCTGGTGCGACTGCTGCGCGAGTACGGCTACAGCGTCAAGCTGACCGACAACAACGCCACCCTGGCCGTAGCCCGGCTGGCCGACCTGACCGCCGACGTGGTGCGTGTGCTGTGGCCCGACTTCATGTCGAGCTGGCGCTACCGGGATCGGATTACTGACGTGCCTGCGGCTTCGCAGGTGGCGCACCACGACCCCGATACCGGGCAACTGGTGGCCCACCGGGCCGAACGGGGCCTGCTGCTGGGCAGCACTGGCACCACGGCCAGCGATGCTGACAAGTCGGTTATGCGCAGTAAAACCCCGCAGCAGGCCGCCGCGCAGGCGCAGGCGATGCAGGAGCGCCACGAGGCTGACAAGACCCACTTCGAGTGCGTATTGCCGGGCGACCCGGCCTTGTTGGCCGGAACCGCAATCGACTTGCGCGGCTTAGCCAGACTCAATGGCCGCTACGTCATCACCGAGGCGCGGCACGAGATCGATGCGCGCAGCGGCTACGTCACCACCCTGAGCATGCGGCGAATTCACGAAACAAGGGAGGAGGCCTGACATGCAGACCACACGCACCGAATCCGGGCCGACCCTGCGCTACGGCTTTGTCGTCGAGCTCGACGAGGCCCGCTGCCGGGTACGGGTGCGCTGGCCCGACCTCGACGGACTGATCAGCTACTGGCTGCGCGTGCCGCAGGCCAAGACGCACCACGACAAGCACTACAGCCTGCCCGATGTGGGCGAGCACGTGGCCTGCCTGCTCGATGCGCACGGCGAAGACGGGCTGGTGCTGGGGGCCATTTATGGCCAGCGCGATGCGGCCCCAGCCGCCAGCGCCGAGCAGCACCACATCCGCTTCGCTGACGGCACCGCGATCGACTACGACCGCCGCAGTGGCAGGCTGTATATTGATTGTGTAGGCGACGTGGAAATCGTCTCGCGCACCCGCATCAGGCTGATCGCGCCGCGCATCGACCTCAACTAAGCCAGACCACTCATGCCCGCAGTCCATCGGTATCGTGATGTGTGCAGCGGCCACGGCTGCTGGCCTTCGCGCCCGAACGCTCAAGCCAGTGCAGACGTGTACATCAACGGCCTGGGCGCACACCGCGTGGGCGATGCGTGGGAGGTGCATTGCTGCCCGGCCATACCCGAGTGCCACGACTCCACTCAAGCCACTGGCTCGCCCACGGTGTTCGTCAACGGTCGGGCGCTGGCCCGCGTGGGCGATGCGGTAGCCTGTGGCTCGACTTGCCAAAGCGGCAGTCCCAGTGTGTACGCCGACGGCTAAATCCGTTTAATTCAGTCCTGCGCCGCTTGTTGCCATCATCAGCGCATGCTGATCGCATCCGACTACCACTGGCAACCTGCGCTAGGCCGCGACGGTCAAGCGAGCGGACTCGACGACTTGCGTCAAGCCATTGCCATCATCCTGCGCACACCGCAGGGCAGCGTCCCGCTGCGCCCCGAATTCGGCTCTCAACTCCAGCGCTATATCGACTACCCGATCAACCGGGCACGCCCGCACTTGGTGCGCGAAACCGTCGCCGCCATCCGCCGCTGGGAGCCGCGCGTGAGCGTGCTGCGCGTAGCCGTCGCTCAGGCGGGCACAGCAGGGGTCAAGATCGATGTGGAATTTCGTTTAGCCAGCGGCCAGCAGGCTTCAGCCGAGGTGATGCTATGAACGCCCCCCTGCTGCCCGCTGCCGATCATGCGTTGTTCAAGCTGGTCGAGGACGACCCGCTGGCAATCACGGACGAGCTTATTCGCGCCTACCAGACCGCCAGCGGCAAGACGCTGTTTCCGGCCCAGATCGAGCGCCTGCTGATCGACCTGATGGCCTACCGCGAAACGCTGGTGCGCACCCTCATCAACGACGTGGCGCGGCAGAATCTAGTCGCCTTTGCCCGTGCGCCCATGCTCGACTACTTGGGCGAGCTCGTCGGCGTGACCAGGCTGCCCGCGCAGCCCGCCCGCACCACACTGCGTTTCGTGCGCAGCAGCGCCGCCGCGCAGCCCACCCTGATTCCCACCGGCACCTTACTGCAAGCAGCGCCGGGTCTGGCTTTCGCCACCACACAAGCCGTCAGTATCGCCGCTGGGCTGGCCGGGCTGTCGGTCGATGTGCCAGCGCTGTGCGTGCTCGCAGGCCCGGTGGGCAACGGCTTTTTACCCGTGCAGGTGACAACGGCCTTGTCAGCGCTGCCCGATGCAGTGACGGGGCACAACATCACGCTAAGCGCCGGTGGGGCCGACCCCGAAAGCGACGAGCGTCTGCGCGAACGCATCCGCCTCGCGCCCGAGATGTTTTCGACGGCAGGGCCGCGCCTGGCCTACCGCTTCGCCGCCATGAGCGCCTCGCCGCTGGTGCTCGACGTAGCCGTAGCGTCGCCGCAGCCCGGCGTGGTGCGCCTGTACCCGTTGACCAGCGCTGGCCTGCCTACACCCGAAATGAAAGCCCTGGTGCTGGCGGCGGCATCAGCCGAAGACGTGCGCCCCCTGTGCGATGGCGTGGAGGTGGCCGACCCGCTGGCGCTGCCATTTGCCGTCAGCGCCGAATTGACGCTGTACCGCGATGCCGATGCCGCCGACACACTGAGACGGGCGCAAGCCGCCCTGCAAGCCGCCTGCAGCAAGATCGCCGCCGCACTCGGGCGCGATGTGGTGCGCTCGCAGTTGATTGCAGCGCTGTCGGTGCCGGGGGTGTATCGAGTCGAGCTTGATGCGCCGCATGCAGACACGGTGGTGCCCGAGCATGGCTGGGCGCACTGCACTGCGCAGACCCTCACGCTAGCCGGAGTGGTCGATGGCTGAGCCGTTGCCCCCGCTGCTGCCCGATCCGGCTGCGCCCGATGTGCTGGCGCTCGACGAGCGGTTTGGCCCCTTGTCCGCGCTGGCGACCCGGCTGTCGGGCCTGCCACTGGAGAGGCTGCTGGTCTATCTGATCGAGCAAGTCGATGCGCGGCTGCTGCCCGAGCTGGCAGCGCAGTTCCATGTGAGCGGTGTCGAGGGCTGGCACCTGGCCAACACCGAAGCCGCCCAGCGCGAACTCATCAAGCGCTCCGTAGCCCTGCATCGTAAGAAGGGCACACCGTGGGCACTTAAAGAAGCGCTCAAGACCATAGGCGTGGCACCGCTGGAGATCATCGAGCGGCTGCCGCAGGTGCGCTACGACGGCGCAATCAACCACGCGGGCGGCCAACACTACAGCGCCTACAACTGGGCGCAGTTCCGGCTGCACGCCAGCATCGGCGATCATCAGCCCATCAGCGCCGCCAACACGGCGCGGGTCGTGGCCACGATTGCCGAATGGAAGCCCGTCAGCCGCCATCTGGTGGACGTGCAGTACGGCATTGCGGCCACCGAGTGGGCCGCCAGCGCCGAAGCCACCGCCACCGCCGCCGCGCTGGCGCAGACCGACGCGCACCTCTGGGGGGCGCGCCTGTACGACGGCTCGCTGGTGTACAACCAGGGCGTGCTGCACACCCACGAAGGGGCTTTCGCCTTCGGCGGCACGGCCCACTACAACGGCTTTACGCCTGCGGGCCAGCGCTTCGATGCCGAGCGCGAGGCCGATGACATGGCGGGCGCACTGGCGTTCGCGGATGTGCAGTCCAGAGGCCCATTGTTCGACGGCTTCGGCGATTACGGCGGCGGCACCGACTTCGGCGCATCCGCCCCGGTGGCGCAAGACCCGCCCATGACCCTACACCTGCTGCGCCAGCGCCGCTACGACGGGCGCTGCGCATTTGCCGCGCACCGCTACAACGGCAGCGAAGCGCATGCCGGGCACTTCAGCTATTTCGGCAACATCCCCTACGCCGGGGATGTACTCACCACCCTGGAGGCATGATGCATTTTCTGGAAGCACAAGCGCTGCGCGGCGAGTTCCGTCTGGAGCTGCACAGGCTCGGCGTACCGACGCTCGTTTTCGAGGAGAAAAACCTCATCGTCAACGGCGCAAAAAACCAACTCGCCCGCTTGGTCGGCGGCAGCGGAGCAGACCGTCACATCACTCAAATTGGCTTTGGCACCGGGCTGGCCGCCGCTGCGCCCGGCAACACCGCGCTCAGTGCAGCCTACGTCAAAAGCCTGTCCTCGGTGCAATACCCGGCCATAGGCCAAGTCAGCTTTGGCTGGAGCCTGTCAACCGCCGAAGCCAACGGCATGGCCATCACCGAGTTCGGCCTCATCTGCGCCGACGGCACGCTGTTCTCGCGCAAATCGCGCGCCCCCATCCAGAAGGAGCCGGACTTGTCGCTGA